CGCGCCCAGACGAACTATTTCGTGGTGCGCCGTCCATCAGCGTGGTCGGATGAGGAACTCAGACAGTTCTCCTTGCAATGGAGGCAGAGGAGGGAACGGTCACATGCCCGCTTCATTGCAGTGAACGATGCGCTATCCGACGATGCAGACGGCGACTCTATGCGCCACTGCCAAAATGCACTCAGGCGCTGCTATCACGTGCTGCGGTCGCTGAAGTCATCACGCACTCGCTTAGAACCGATGCATCCGTATTGGGGCAATATCGGAGACGGCGGCAGGGCTCTGGCGGAAGCCAAAGCGTGTCTGCTGGAACTCGGGATGGACGACGCTGATATCGACGACGCAGCGGCGGAAGGACGGGGAGACACGCCGATTGGAGCAGGTGTGTCTGACAACGAAGGGGTGTTGCTATGAAACACGATCATGCACAGATTCAAACCACCCGGACGCGGGCATACTACCTGAACACGCTGTTGGCATGGCGGGACGGCTTGCTCAAACAGCGCCGTTCCCTTATGGCCCGATATGCTTCGATGAAAAAGACGGGCCACCCTGATAAACGCGACCAGGGATACCTTTTGGAGATCAACGGCGTCGCTCTGATGAATATCAATATCGCTCTGCGACCGCTCGGTGCTGCTGTCGAACGCCAGAAGGATGATCCTCCAGCTGCTGTGGAGGGGGACGCGGTACCGTGATAATCTACCTGGTCTGCTGGCACATCGCTTGTGCTCCGGTCACGCCAAGCCCGGAGCGCGTCGCGTTGCTGATGGAGAGCCACCCTGGCGCGACGGTGCAGACGTTCATGAGTGTGACAGATGCTGAAGCTTATAGTAAGGAGGTGATAAAATGCGCAAACGTGTTAACGATCCGATGGACACACCGCTGCCATGTGAAGTGATTTGCGGGCCGATCCGGTTCAGTAAGGGCGTAAGACTTCGGACGCTTGTTGAAGCGGCCGAACGGTGGCGCAATATCGCGCAAAACCATATAATGTGTTGCCATGACAGCGACGGCAGTAGGGCGGCATTGGATGCGTTCAAGACAGCAATGACAAAGTACCCTGATGTCGATGGCGCGTATGCTCTCGGCGTTGCAGTAGGCTTAGCTTACTGCAACGCCGCCGCGAACGATGGCATGGGCGATAACCCGTTTCCTCCCGGTATGGATGCCGACCGCTGGCAGGAAGGGTTTAACCATGGCGTTGAGATTTGGGAGGAGAGCAACTGATGAACTTCAACAGTGTCCCCAACACCGACGTGAAACTTGCGGCGATGATCCATCATCCGGCTTCTTAGTTGATGCTAAGTAAGGATAATACACAATGGTTGAGTCAAACGAATATGTTGTGCTGGTATGCGGCGGGTTGCTGTTTGACAACTCAACGCGGCTGTTCTCTATGTTAGACCTCACGCATGGCAAAAGACCGATCACACTCTTAGTACATGGAGGAGAGGCAGGTACCGACGCGATAGCTGATAAATGGGCTAAGCGCCATAATGTAGCTACTTCTGTACACACTCCAGACTGGGCGACATATGATAAAGACGCGCGGCGTGTACGAAACAGTCAGTTATTGCGAGTAACTATGGCCGATCTGGTTATAATCACTCCAGACCCCACACACAGTACAACAAAGCTGGTCGAGCTCGCTAATAGATTTGGTGTGCCTCTGAGACATACCATGAACTGTGATCATCATGTTCGGTATCTCTACCAAATCCAATATCCTCATAAGGGACGCTTACGGACAGAAACACGGTGCAGGTTATGTCAATCTAACAAATCAAGAAAACGAAGGGAAGCTTTACATTGCTCAGCCTTGCATGACTCACTGATCGGTATATAAAAAGTGACGTGGCGAGGAGAAAGATCAGTGAATAGCTTTGACATCCATTGGTATGACTCCGGTGGCCAGTATCATCTATGGAAACTAGCTGTGCCAGAAGATCAGACATGGGTGGAGATAGTTCGATGCGCTAATGACAAAGGCTTAAACGCCCGTGTCATTTGGCGGTACTTAACTACTGCTTAGTAATAAGGTTGTAATGTATATAATAGGTAGAGCCGCAAGTTATGGTTAACAAGGCTGAGTACGTCAAGCAACAGACCACGACAGGTAATCACACCTGCCACTGGCCTAAGTGCGGCCAGCAAGTACCGCCGGCCATGTGGGGATGTAAGGAACACTGGTTTATGTTACCGAAGCGTCTTCGTGATGATATCTGGCGTAATTACCGACCTGGGCAAGAAACTGATAAACGCCCCTCCGCAGAATACCTACGTGTGGCGCGTGAGGTTCAGAAGTGGATTGCTAAAAAGGATCTAACATAAATGGGTGATATCATCATTCAGCGACAGCAAGAGGCGCAGGAGTACCACAACTCTGCGACTGCGGCTAATAAACTGATGCTATGGGTGGTGTACGATCACCCGTCAGATTATCCTCAATATTACGCGGCTCGTCCATGGACTCATGATAACAAAGGAAACTACAGAAAGTGCGACATAGTAATATTAGCAAGCACTATCAACAGTGTTCGTAATCTACTTCCGCACGGGCTGTTTCGGATAGATAAGCAGATAAACGACCCACATCCTATAGTCGAGATTTGGCTGTAGGGTGCCCGATCACGAAAATGTTACCACTTGCCTATGGAGTGTCCAGGCAAGTCTGATGTATATATACCTCCTAATAGAACAAAATGAGGACCTTTACTAAAATGTCACACGTAAATACTAATCAGATCAATGCGATGCCCTACCCAGTTAAAGAAGCATCGCGTCCGAGCCGTCAACGCCGCCTTGGCGCAACCGTCACCACCGCCGAAGTCATCCGCCGGTTGAGCATAACGCGTAGATCACTGTTGATCTGGCGTGATGGCTCTCCGCAGCGCAAGCCGCTCACGGCCAATGTCGCTCGGTACGGCAAGACTACTAGAGTACGGTTTGATGAGGTAGCTTTGGTGAATTGGCTTAACCAGTACAGACCCGATTTGGTGCACAGATGGCTATACGACTAACAGTTCGCGATGCGCTGATCAACCGTATGGATGACGGCGAGCTTCGTAATCTCTACATGCTACTAAGCATGCGGTTTGATAAACCGCGAGCCACGACTACTCATGATTTCAGCGCAGATGAGACAATAAGCTGGGCTGTGATCGTGCAGGTGCTAAAAGGTCGTGGCGTCTCCAACATCCCACCACTTAACGTCTTCGCTACATCGTATGGTATTAAGCGGTGCCGAGACGCTTTGGCGGCTATGGACAACTTCATTCGTAGTGGGTGTGGGGCTGATCTGACGCGCATTGAGCACCAAGCCGTGCTTAGACTGGTGTTTAATTGTATGTGTGATTATCTGGATCAGCGTAGCCGGCCACTCGCACCACGCACCTTACTAGATAGTATCAGTATGGTGCCTACTGTGATAAACCGGGCGCTCCCTGGTTACCATGCCTCTAAGCTGCTAAACCGGGTTGTCCGTATTGCCCAAGCAGCTTAAAAACCACCACCGGTACATAGCCGTGTGCCGGTGGGGGTATATAACGTGACATGGATCACTTTCCAATTGGCAATCTAAGGGCAAAACAGAATGAATAGGCTTGTGTTTCCTCCGCTGCGTAAGCGCGGCTTTATGGAGTGGAGTGGTTCTTGTGCTATACTAGAAGGTGACGTACGGGAAACTTTGCAGCGGTTACCAGATAAGTCTGTGCACTGTGTCATAACATCGCCACCTTATTTCAAACTTAGGGACTACGAAACTGGTACTTGGGAAGGAGGCGACCCATCATGCGACCACGTCATCAGTAAGCGGATGCAGATCGGGGTACCTCCACTTGTCGCTACCACTGCACCCCATATAGCCAATGAACACATCTACAAGATAAAAGCCGTTGGAGTCTGTCCTAGGTGTGGTGCGACCTGCGATGATCGCCAGATTGGCGCTGAGAATACTGTAGATACTTACGTAAAGGTTATGGTCGGTGTCATGCGTGAAGTGCGTCGTGTTTTGAGGGACGATGGTACGCTATGGCTAAACATTGGTGATTCATTTGCGACTAGCACCTCAGCGAAACCGAAACGCCGCGTGTTAGAGAATCACGAAAAGCCGTCTTTTGTGTTTAAGCCAAAAGATAAACACTTAGTACCGTTCCGTCTTGCTATAGCATTGCAAGAAGATGGATGGTGGGTACGACAAGACAACATTTGGGCTAAGCCTAGGCCGGCGCCAGATAGTGTTACTGATCGCACTACATGTGCTCATGAGTATGTGTTTCATCTTACTAAATCCCAAATATACTACTACGATCAGGAATCAATCCGTGATGAAGTAAAACCTGGGTGGTACACAGGTAAAGTAACAGTTCCATCTGATTTCACTAAGGGGCCACTTGCCGGTAAGCGCGGGCAAAGCATGCGACGATACGAAGAATTAAAAGGGGCCAATCGTCGGGATGTATGGGAAATTCCACTCGAGCCTTATCTAGGAGATCATCAAGCAATATTTCCCCAAGCACTACCGACATTATGTCTGCTTGCTGGTACTAGCGAGCGTGGGTGCTGTGCTCAGTGCGGTGATCCGTGGATAAGGGTAATAGAGCGGTCGTCTCCAGCTATCAAAAATGATAGACGAAAAGGTCCTCAGACAGGATGGGCTCCTAGTTGCAAATGCAACGCTGGCGATCCTGTACCGTGTATCGTGCTTGATCCGTTCGGTGGGCATGGTACTACTGCTCTAGCAGCTGGACTACGCGCCCGCAACAGTATCATGTGTGAGCTTAATGCGACTTATGCTAAGTCTATCAAAAACCGATTAACTCAGCATGAGGTGCAAGTTACTGAGTTAATTATCAAGAAGCAACCACGCAAAACAGTCTGAAGGGATTCATGATATGCCGAACAAACTAAAGTTTCCCGTACTCACAAAAGGCCACATAGGAGAAACTGCGATATTGATTAGCAGTGGTAAAGAAGGTACCGATCACTGCGTACAGGTCACTACTCGATGTGACTGCCAATCATGTGTAACCAACAATGCAATATCTATGGCACGTCTTGCTATAGATTTTTCGACATTAGCCGGATGTGATTTACAAGAGGTCATAGACGCAGCGCGAGTGATGTTCATATCGGGATACGACTCCAGTAGTCTAATAGATAACACAGGATCAATAACCAAGCACTAAGGATCGTGTTATGGAGCGTCGGCAGATACCAAACCATACTCTGTTTCCGGAAACTACAACATCACCATTACCTGTGATGCCACCGCTTAAGCTGGCCGAAGCCATGGAGAGTTACGCATCCATGCATACTAGTTGGATGTTTGCGATCTACATGCGCGATGCTGCCGCCACTATCCGCAATCTGGTACATCAACTGGGGCACCGAAAATGAGCAACGAGTCCGACAGCAATAATAACCCAGTCATTGCACGACTGGCAGCAATAAAAACTCCGGTGCGTATCAGCTACTTGCCAGTCGATAGCCGAGGGTACCCTACCCCTAAATTTGTCGATTTGGTCAATGGACGCCCTGAGTTTCGGGTCATGAACACCGAATACTTAGCAAAGTGTGTCACTAAAAAACAGTGTTGGGTGTGTGGCAAACCACTAGGTAGATACATGACTTTCGTAGTAGGTCCTATGTGTATTATCACTCGTACATCATCAGAGCCGCCATCGCACCTGGAATGTGGGCGATACAGTGCTCAAGCATGTCCATTTCTCAGTGATCCTAAAAGAGAACGGGTAGTAGAAGGAATGCCTGATGGGGCTGTACAAGCCGGCATTGGCATTAAACGCAACCCAGGCGTGGTCTGTTTGTGGACAGTATCAGCCTATAAAGTGTGGCGACCTGAAGTAGATAGAGGTGTTTTATTCCGCATGAGCGAACCGTCATCTGTTGAATGGTTTGCAAGAGGAAGGCCCGCGACTTATCAGGAGGTTGATTATGCTATGCTGTCCGGATTGCCTTTGCTACTGGAATTAGCGAATAAAGATGGTAAGGATGCTGTCCGTGATCTTGAACATTTATATAAACTTGCCAGACAATACATGCCACACGAACCAGAGTGATCTGCTGTGGCTATTATTGACGTACGGCAGCTGTTTGATACTATTGATGTGCAGTGGCGCGATCGAGGTAAGAACACATCCCGTAACAACATAACAATTAACTGCCCGTTCTGTGGATCGAGTGACTACAGCGGACATCTCAAGGTGTCCGAAGAAAAAGAAGCCTACTATTGTCTAAGAGACGACAGACACGCGGGCACCAGCATAATCAGACTGTTAACCGAAATGGGTATCAGTCGAGATCATGCAATCGTACTTCGTAACAGTTGTGTATTGGCAGGAAGCCGCCGTACTGCAAGCTCTACGCAGGCTGAGAAGCAACGCGTATTGATTACAGCTGAGTGGAACAAGTTTAGCGCGGCGTCAGACAACTCCAGGATGGTCGATTACCTCAAGCACCGTCGGGGGTTCGACAACGCTTATGATACCATCCGGCGTTACGATCTAAGATACGCCTTGAGAGGCGAGTGGGCATGGCGTTTATTATTCCCACTGCCTGAACAACATGCAGTCGAAGCATGGACCGGGAGGGATATTTCTGACACACTTGAACCTAAGTACAGAATGAGTAAGGAGTCTGGCGATGGTATGATTTATCTCCCGCGCGGCCCACGTAGTACTATGGTGATAGTTGAAGGTCCTATGGATGCACTTAAGATAGTAGATGCAACCGAGCACGATGATGTTTCAGCTATAGCCTTACTTGGCAAGGCTATAAATGATCCTAAGAGACAACGCATAATGGACCTCTGTAATGAAGTTAGTAGAGTAATAGTAGCACTAGATAATGACGCATCACTGAATAGTAACAGACGAGTAGTTACTCTTCTTCGTAGTTTGTTGCGTGATAGAGAAATAATCAAACGCAGACTGCCGAAAGGCTACAAAGATGCCGGCGAAGCTCCATTCAATGTTTTAAGGGAATGGGTCCGTTAGGTACCAAAAAATCCTCCCATTGACATGCGGGAAAATGGTATATATACTTTTATTTTCCGATGGGAAAGTGGGAGAAAATCATGGGAAATCAACGACGTAAATGCATTGGGGGAGGGCAACCCCGCCGCACGATCATCGTTACTAAGGGAGGGGGGCAACCACGAAAGCAAATCAAATGGCGACCTCAATGGACTGGTCCATATGAGAACTACGCGCGTCATTGGGTGCGCAAACAGTACTGGCGTGTCCGCCATGTATGTCCTACTCGGGATGATGCTATATCTGAATGTGCGTTGGTGTATGCAAAATGCGTTGATCGATACATCAATAACTCTGAACAAAACGCTAAGGAAGGTTACGGTGTGGTTAACAACCATGCATGGTTCATGGCCCTGTTCAAGCAGTCGATTTACTACCGTTGGATCAGACTGCAATGGAATGATGAGGCAATGAGATCAATCGAGAGCGATACTCATGTCGAGGACCTGTTAAGTAACCTTACGCCAACACCTTATCAAAACGAGTCTGGCTGGCGGCGGTCGAGGGAACTTGAAGCATCGGATGTACAGTATCCTGACGGAGTACTGAACTGTGCTATCCAGGAATCTACCAATGCTGTCCAATGTGTGCTGGCTCGCCTGCTGGAGGCCCCTCAAGAGGTTGTGAGCTATCTGATCGGGGGGAGTGACAGTTCCGTGCTGTCCGCCCCAGCAACCCGAACGAAGGTAAATAACGCTTTAATGCGCTGGTGTAATATCCGGACCAATGAGGATATCATCAGCGCGATCAAAGAAATCGTGGGAGGTGATTAAATCCCTCTTGCGACCTGTTGCAATCGATGTATATATCCCGTTGCCCAGGCAATAGTGCTTATGGGGGCAACAACAAGGATCGCATCAATGGCCAGAAAAGCCGCACCGGCACCAGAGCCGGAGGATATCAGCACGCTCCATGACGAGCTGCTGGCGTCAGTGCAGGAGCATACTGAGTTTCCTGATCGGGAGCCTGACGAGTCTGCGAACGATTACCTCGCCCGCATACACAAAGCGGTCGGCGAGATACCGAGTGAAGCATGGGACGTCCTGAGTGACGAAGCCCAAACCTGGTACAACGACAGCCTGGAGCTGGTCGCAGCCGAAAAAGCTGCGTTGCCGCTTGATGGAGTCGAGCCGGACCCGGCGCCCCCAGCAAAAGGTAAGCGACGCCCCGCTGTCGCCAAGCCTGATCCGGAACCGGAACCGGATGATGAAATACTGGATGAAGACCCGGAGGAAGACCCGGAGGAAGCACCGAAAGCTACAGCGAGAGCCAAAACTACAGCGAGAGCTACACCGGCCGCACCGGCCAAAGCTGCACCGGCCAAAACTACAGCGAGAGCTGCACCGGCCGCACCGGCCAAAACTACAGCGAGAGCTACACCGGCCGCACCGGCCAAAGCGACAGCGAGAGCTGCACCGGCTGCACCGGCACGAAAGCAAGTCGCGCCTGCTCAACCGTCGAGTGACTCGGCAATCGGCGCGCTTCGCTCTTTCTTGATCGACGATCCCAAAGCCACGTTCGAGGAAATGATTACTTACCTCTCGGGCGAGGGTTTTGAGATGAACCAGTCAACGGCCAGAACTGCCCGCTACTGGGTGACATCAACTATCAACGCGGTGAAGGAAGCAGGCCACTGGAAGAACTAATCTGACACAACTACTTATTAAAGCCGGCAGTGGTGTAACACACCTTGCCGGCTTTTCTATGTAAGATACATCATCATTAAGCGATGGCAACTCGCCCTCGTGGTATACAATAATGATGATGATCAGAGGGGCCATCTATGCAAATAGACATGAAGTTACTTAGCGAAGATGATTTCAAATCACTCGAGGACACCTTCATGCGCGCGATAGTGCGCGCGTTCAGAGTACTGGCGAGAGAGGGGCTAATCCGACGCCCCGATGATGCTGGTACGGTCCAGCAAGCACCGTCCCCACCGCCGCCCCCAATCCCCATCAATCCTGATCCCGTGCCTGCTGCCGCGCCTGTTGATGTGCCTGTTGATGTGCCTGCTGCTGCGCCTGTTGCTGTGCCTGTTGTAGATAAACCGGCCCGTCAGGTTGGAGCCAACACACAGTCGCGGACCATAAAGCATAAGAGAAAGTACCGGACGGCAAGTGACGTCTGTTACACAGTTGCGGATCGGCCACAAGGGTATATCACAACTGATGAGGCGGTCGCTCTTCTCGGAGGTGGAGAAAGTATCAAGATACAGCTAGGTCAATGGATACTTGATGAAGATATTCCGGCTGTAATAGTTGCTGGGTACAAGCCACCGACCAAAGGGCTTCCGGGCCGACTGATGGTAAAAAAACAAGCTGCGTTGGATCGTAATGATCTCCGAAAGCACAACGCTGCATCACTACCTAGGTTTAGGAAAGCCTCCTCGGAAATGAAGGCCGGTATATAATATTAGTATGAGGGTGTAGCGGAATGGTAGACGCGCGCAGACTGCAAATCTGCGGGGTTCCCTAAAGGAATCTACGGGTTCGAGTCCCGTCACCCTTACCAGTGAGCGGCGTAGTAGAAATGGCAGATACACTTATCCTATGAAGTTAAGGGGTTCCCCAAAGGAGCTTGTGAGTTCGAACCTCACCGCCGCCACCAAATTTTCATAGCGGTATATATCTTGGTAGGTCACAAGTAGGAAATCCCGCGATGAATAGTCAAGAATTATCGTCAGTACTAAGCGCCTTCAGCAAGCTAGTAAGTGCTAAGGCGATAGCTATGCCTTATCGATGCATTGAGCTATCTCCAGTTGGAATCAGGGGTTGTTCTGTGTTCGGTATTATGGAGCGTAAGGTGCCGCTCCCGATCAATCAAGTTTGCTGCGTTAATGGTACCGTGTTTATTGCCTTAGTTAACTCTATGACATCAAATCAACCGGTTGAGTTAGTGTCCGGTGATACCACTGTTACCTGGAAATGCGGTACTGCAAGCGGTCGATTGGCTACTATCCCGCTCGCTGAAGGTGATATCCCTAAGATAGGGAGACGTATGCAAAGATCATGGAAAACCACCACAGACTTCGTGGAAGCACTGAAACTGGGGTCTATATCATGTGACGATAGAGCGTTAGCTGCAACAGGTATGTATGGCGTATCGATTGATCTTAGCAAAAACGCATCTGTCGTATCTACTGATGGCAGCACCTTATCAGAGTACCGATTTGATGGTATAATGACAGGAAGCGCATCCCCTCCGCTAACATTCTCACCAGACTCTATATCGTTGATGAGTCAGGTAATCCAGCCGGGCCAGGGTAGTCTGGATATCGATGAATCTGGTATGTACTACCATGACACCAACACCAAACTGATAGTAGTAACATGCACAGCTCCTAAGTTGAAAGACACTAAGGACATCATCGATAAATACCAAACCCGTAAGCTTATGGTCCCACTGCCGCAGGCTATAATCCGGACATTTGTCAGTCGAGTAGAAGCCATGGCAGCGGTTGCTAACTTCGCGCGGGTTATCCTAAGCGTGGAGTCAGGCAAGATTATATTGAAGTTTGCTGAGGACACAGCCGACTCCGAAGAGTACCACCTGCTAGACAAGCAGTACAAAATCCCAAAACTAAGTCCTATCAGCTTAAACGCCGGCAAGCTGGCTAGAGCGTTGAAAAGTACTGATAGCATCGTACTAGACTACATCAACCAGCACATCATTGTTCTGTGCAGCAAAAAACAGCCGTTCTGCTACTACATCTCGGGAGTACAAGGATAACAAAAGGAGCTGTATCATGGGGTTCTGGACATCCGACGAAGAGCAATCTGCGCTTATGAAACGCAGCAAGACCAAAGGCCCTATTACAGCTAAACCAGCGCCTATTACCAGCGGCGTGCGTGGCTGTGATGTGTGCCCGCTTAAGTCAGAGTGGCCTAGAATCACCAGCCCGCGCATGCGACTTTCAGGCAATAAAAGTGATCCTGATATTCTAGTACTTGGTGAAGCTCCCGGAGAAGAAGAGGATAGAAAAGGCGCAGTCTTTGTCGGACCAACAGGCCAGTTTCTACGTGATCATATTCCTGGCCGTGATATGGAAAGGATCGCCTTCCAGAACGCAGTAAGATGTCACCCATTCGGCAACCGTACACCTACCAAAAGTGAAGTTTATGCGTGCAGTGGGTACATTGATGATGATGTAAACGCGCTCCCAACATTGAAGGTAGTTCTAGGAGCTGGGCAGGTTCCACTTTCTAAGTTCATCAATGAAACGACTATTACTAACATTCACGGTTATCAGTTTCCAGTACAGATAGGCGATCGAGTGCTTTGGTACTATCCGATCATGCATCCAAGTTTTGTTATGCGTAATAATCAGGAGGCGCGTGGTTATGAAGGCCCCGCCGCTCCTGTGTTTCGATCCGACATAAACCGCTTCTTCCGAGAAGTGGATAGCTGGGGTAAACCACACATTATTAAGGTTGGTGCGGAAGATGTTAAGTTACCTGTAACACGCGAGGAAGCAGAATCATATATCAAGTTGATGTCGCATCCTTTTGGTGTTGATGTTGAAACATTTAGTCCGCCGAAAGGGGTCCCTAAGCCTTATCAAAAAGGCGCTCGTCTGCTTTGTGCGTCTATTAGTGATGGTAAGACGACTATCGCTTTTCCGATCGATGGTCCTCAGGCCACCACTGACTGGGGGCTAGACTTGCTGCTGGATACCGTGGCCGAGCATCCATGGGTCGCGCACTCCGCCGGATATGAACTGGTCTGGATATTATGGATGGCCGAGCAAAAGCATCACGCGCCTCCAAAGAATTTTGATTGTACTATGGCGATGATGCGACTGTACCATCAAAGTGAGCGGATTCTCGGTCTGGAGATCGGCAGTCGTATTCACTTAGGCTTGAATATTAAGCGGGTCATGGATGTAAACCCTGAGCGTATCACTGAGTACCCAATCCATGACACTTTAGTCTACAACGGACTGGACTCTTGGGCGTCTCGCCGGATATTCGATAAGTTACATAATTTAGTTAAACGTGATCACTACGATGAACTCCTAAACCGTACTGATAGCATGACCCGTATGGAGATCATGGGACTGCCGGTTGACGCAGCATGTGCTAAAGACATGCACGAACACTGGAGCGGGATAGCAGCAGCTACGAACAGGAAAGCGTCTAGTATATACGAGGTCAAGGAGTTCACGCGCCATCGTAGTAAGGAGTTCAACTTAGGATCACCAACCGATGTCGGAATAGCCTTAGCTGAATATGGCAAAGTACCACTACCAAAGACAGCCGGCGGCAAGCAATATAGCACAGACGACCAGATACTGCAACAACTTGCCCCAGACAACCCGCTTACTAGAGCTGCACTGGATTATCGAGAGGCGGATAAGCTGGATGGCACTTATCTAATACCACTGATCGAGATTCCTAAAACCACCACCGATGGACTGATCCATCCTAGCTACAGTACCACATTAGTATCTACCTACCGCAGCTCCAGTGATGCTCCAAACGCTCAGAACTATCCTAAGCGGAAACACCGTGAAGTCCGCAAAGCGGTAGTATCACCTGAAGGCCATGTACTTGTACCGATTGATTACGGACAGATGCAGGTACGCAACCTTGCTATGGCGTCAGAAGATCGAAAATTGGTTAAGCATCTAATTGACGGTCGCGATATTCACACCGATTGGCTTAATAATCTGTTAACTATGCATCCTGATTACCTGCAGCACCTGTCAGATAAGACTGGTGAGACAGACGATAAGAAGATCAGGAAGGAAGGGCGCAATATCATTAAGTCAGATTTTGTGTTCAACAGCTTTTTCGGTGGTGGCGCTGATAATGTATCAGCGCGTACAAGCATCCCACTTCGTATTTGTCAGGAGCTGCAGTCAGAATTATGGGAGGAGTACCGTGATGTTCGCAGCTGGCATAAGTTACGTCGCAATGAGTACCGTGATACAGGGACAGTACGCGGCCTCACAGGAGTTGTGTTAGGCCGCGTCATAAAGATAGGTAATGAGCCGATCAACTTTCCAATCCAGAACGCTGAAGCAGAGATAGTTTTTCGGGCTCAGAACGAGCTAAGTCAGTTATCACTCCATCGTAGTGACCCCTACCTGCACCCAAGAATCAATGTCCATGATGATTTGACTTTCATCCTTCCTAATGACGAACGAATGGATAAGTACATCGTGGACATCGCTGATGTAATGCTGAAAGTACGCTTCGACTGGCAGATCGTACCCCTTGTGATCGAGATCAAATTCGGGCCGAACTGGTGCGATCTTGAGGACTTGGTAACGCTTGAAGGGGATTACCGCCGATGATCTGGGTATATAAATTGTCAGAAGATGAGGAGAACCATGGATCAGCAAGCACTTAATATAGCTATTAAGCGGTTCCCCTTCATGCTTAAAAGATGTCGAGAGACACGCAACAACAGCGCCGCCGTTGAGTGTATCGATCAAATAATATACGAATACCACTTAGTTGTGGCCGAGCAACAGAGGATGAAAAAACATGCCGCACGAAGAACTGATCAATCTATATAGACCCCGCTCGTTCGAGGATGTTATCGGACACACTGATACTATATCAGCACTAAAACGTGCTTTGGTTGAGCCGACCCACCCACATGCTTACTTATTAACAGGTCCAAGTGGAACTGGTAAGACAACTATAGCACGGCTGATCGGAGCGCATTTCAAATGCAACATGATTGAATCAGACGCTGCAGTGTATAGCGGAGTTGCTGATATGCGAACGCTAATCGAGAGCAGCGGGCACCGGGCTCTCACAGGACAAGGCGCCCGTATGTATATTCTGAATGAAGTACAGCGGTTGTCTCGCGGAGCTTTCGACGCGCTGCTGACCACTCTAGAGGAGCCGCCGAGTCATTTGTATTTTGCTCTGACTACTACAGAACCTGATAAAGTTCCTATGGCTGTCAAGACCAGAAGCTATCACATACAGCTTAAGAAGCTGCATGAGCGAGATATCGATGATTTGCTTGAAGCCGTGATTGGCGCGGAAGAGTGGACAGTTAATAATGATGTGAGAGAAGCTATCATCACATCAGCAGAAGGTAGCCCACGACAGGCGCTTTCGTTATTACAAGTCTTACATGGCGTTACATCCCGTGATGAGGTTAGGCGCATCATCAGTCTTCAAGACGCTAGCGAGCCGCTGATACAGCTCTGCCAGCTTTTATTAAGTGGCAAACTGATATGGACACAAATTGCTAAGTTACTTAATTCTATTGACGGAGATTCGTTCGATGAGGCTAGTATAATAGCTTGTCGATATTTCATGGGAGCCATGGCTAAAGCCACTAGCGATTCTGATGCTAGGAAAGCCTGGATACTAATCGATGCCTTAACTTTCCCATCATCCACATTCGACCGTAAAGCTGCGTTCTACGCAGCAATAGGCCGCATCATGTGGGGAGACTAACAACAAGGATAAAATTGATGAAGCGTGCGGTCGCAGAACGAGAACTGATCAATGACACAACCGAACGGGAGCGTGATGCTGTCCGAGATAGATTGCGTGCGGCAGTCCGGATCAACATGATGCGGATTGATGAAGAGTTGATTGAGAACCCCTCAAACCTTATGGAGTGTGGAGAGCAAGTCGCGTTTGCTGCAAACTTTCGAGATACAGCACACAACGGGGTTGAGTACGCTGAGGCTATTGCTGCTGATGAGTTGAGGCGAGAATTGATAGAGCCTGTTCCTGAACCAGGAGACGAGGATAGAGACCCGCCAGCCCGCAAGAAACCAGGCACAGGTAAGCGTAGAAGTGAAGCACAGATCAAGTCCGAAATACCTAACTACCCCGCTGTAAAGCGAGCACAGCGCAGACTTGAGGATGCTAAACTTGAGTTTTCTTTGTGGATGGCTATTATGGAAGGTCTCCGCGCTAAAAGCGCATCCCTAGAAAACGTATCTAGGCTTATCATCAGCGGATACATCAGTAATTCATCAGTCACCGCTGTACGACGAGCAGAGATTCGCAATGCTGGAGGGCGAGGAACATCTGATTACCGTTAAGAGCAGTAAAAACCCTCGCGGTATATAATACAACTACGCGGCATTAGCCAGGAGAGCCTTTATAATGACAGCTATATACTATTCTGGAATAGTACTAGTATCAGTGCCACTGATACTTGTATTCATCTACGCAGCTGTCGGTATCGGCGCCGCTGCGTATTTCCGTGCGCGTGATCGACACATCCGCGACAGAAATACTACTTGCAGACTACTACCACATGTAATGGAGTAATACAACACATGGCTAAGCGATTCACCTACCAACAGCGTGACCCTAACGAGTGGCGCAAGCGCGCAGCTCAAAACCGTGGTGAGGGGTTCCTTCCTGGCGATTTAGCGATTTACCAGGTCAGGAAAGGGGATAATTACATTCGTATCTTCCCGCCGACCTGGGATAACGCGCACCACTTCGGACTTGATGTATGGGTGCATTACGGCTTAGGGCCGGATCGCAAGAGCTGCCTGTGCATGAAGCGAATGCTGAACAAACCATGCCCTTGTTGCGAAGCGGTCAATGAGTTTGACCGGGCCGGGCAAGAAGCCGAGAAGAAAGCGCTCATTGCCAGACGTCGGGTCCTAGTCTGGCTGATCGACAAAAAAGAAGAAGAAAAAGGACCTCAACTTTGGGCAATGCCGCATACATTGGATAGCGACATTGCTAAGCATGCAGAGGACCCGGACTCTGGTGAGATTTACGCAGTGGATGACCCGGAAAGGGGGTACAACATAAGTTTTATTACGGAGGGAGAGAATCAACAACGCAAATACGTTGGAGTGAATTTGTCCCGCAAGGCAACATCAGTCGACCCAAAACTGATAGACTTTGCGGTCGATAACCCGCTGCCTTCATTACTCCAATATCTGTCATACGAAGAAGCACTGGAGTTGTATGAAGGTGCTCCTCCTGATAATACAGCACGTGGTAGTGATAGACGTAGTGATGATAGTGGCAGCACCGACTCGTCACGCCGGTATCCTGATCCTGAAGAACCGGATACACGCCGCGGTGGGGGGCAACAAAGACGGGTTACTAGTCAGGGGCCCGACCCAGACGAACCGACACCGCGCGTAGGGTCAGGGAGAGAAGCACGGCGCGACGGCCCACCACCACGAAACCAACAGCAGGATGATGATCCGCCTCCTTATGACGATCCACCACCACGTCGTGGAGCACCACGAAACCAACAGCAGGATGATGATCCGCCTCCTTATGACGATCCACCACCACGTCGTGGAGCACCACGAAACCAACAGCAGGATAATGATCCGTCGCGCTATCAAGCTCGTCGTGCCGTATTGTCTCCGCGTGAAGAACCTAGCGACCCACCTACTATGTCTAGGGCCGATCGCCTTCGTAACGAGTACAGAGGTCGGCGCGAGGCTACATAATGAAACGAGGAGTAATCGATAAAGCTCCTCCGCGTTGTGTGTCCAGCGGCAGTACGCTGCTGGACCTCGCGCTGGGCGGAAATCTCAGTGGTGGCTGGGGTACAGGCCGTATCATCAACTTAGTTGGAGACAGATCAAGCGGTAAGACCTTATTGGCAATTGATGCATGCGCTAACTTCGCAATGTTATTCGGACCTGAACAAGTCCGATACGCTGAGTCAGAGGATGCGTTTGATGAGGCGTACGGCCGCGTGATCGGAATGCCTGACGGCATCGGCCGTACTGAGCCTGGAGCAGTCAGGACTATTGAGGACTTTGAAAAAGACCTCAGTACATTCCTTAAGCAACATCAGACCGGAGTTCCCTGTTTATATGTCATTGACTCACTAGACGCGCTTTCCGACAACTCGGAAATGAAGCGTGAGTTCGGCAGCGATACTTACGGGGTAGCCAAAGCTAAACTGATGTCTGAGTTGTTCCGCCGCATAAATTCAGAGATCGCACACTCGAATTGTACCTTAATGGTTGTCTCACAGACCAGAGACAAAATCGGTGTGGTGTTCGGACTTAAAAAAACCCGTAGTGGTGGGCAGGCGTTGGAGTTCTACGCGTCGCAGATAGTGTGGCTAAGGGAGACTGGTAAGATCAAGCGGACTGTGTTCGGCGCTGATCGAATTGTCGGTATCGATATAGTTGCTAATATCAGGAAAAACAAAATGGCTCTTCCGTTCCGAGAGGCGCCTATTGTAATCCTGTTCAACTACGGCACCGATGATCATATAGGCATGGCTGAGTGGCTAAAAAGCAACAAAGCTAATCCTAAACTACTGCCTGGTATCGATATCAATGCTTTGCCTATTCTGATATCGAAAGCTCGTCAAAAGCAGGACTACGCTTATCTGAAGGCGTTATCTGATGATTTACGCCAAGCCACTGAAACTCATTGGCTTAAAATTGAGCAAGCCCTGCAACCAAACGTTCATAAATACAGATGAGAAGGAGCTACCATGATAGAGATTATGGTAATGATGGTCGTCACTACACTAGTCAGTTCGCTAACTTTCTTATGTTGGGCGACCGGTAATCTTTTGTTTGGATACGCCATAATCGGAATAGCCGTAGCACTGTCCATATTTGCTACAATATCTCTACTGATGAAGGAGTGACATGTTATGACCAGCTCTGATTTTGATATCAATAAGTTCCAGCAAGACCTGCTTAACAGTGATCCCCTGGTTCGGCATATTTGGGACGATAAGTACCGGCTTAAAAATGCGGATGGCTCTTCACCAGAGCCGAATGTGATGGCAACACGCGAGCGAGTGGTTAGGGCGGTTTATTTACACGATCCTGATCCTGTTGCTAAATCCGATGCGTTGGTTGTGGTCGGCAGAGGTTTGTTGATACCAGCCGGACGCGTCAATGCAGGTGCTGGTACTGGTAGAGCAGTAACGCTTATAAACTGCTTTGTTGAAGGTACTATTCAAGACAGTATGCCAGGTATTCAAATCGCTCTCAGCCAATCAGCATTTACTATGCAGCAAGGCGGCGGTATTGGGGGCGGCTTCAGTACTATCAGACCACGGGGGGCTATTGTTCGGAGGACTGGTTCTACATCAAGTGGTGTAATCCCATTTATGGACTACCAGTCGGCTATGTGTGATACTATCATCAGCGCCAGCACACGTCGAGGAGCTATGATGGCGGTATTGTCTGATACCCATCCTGATCTGTGGGATGAAGATCAATACAAAACCCATATTCACCCATCAACAGGCGAGTTGGTCCTGACCCATCCGACTTTCATTTCAGCTAAACAGCAGAAAGGTCGTCTGTTAAGATTCAATGTAAGTGTGGCGATATCCGACGCTTTCATGACCGCAGTCAATAAGGACCTGGATTGGGACTTGGGTTTTCATGTACCCCGAGCCGATGGCCGTCATGTGGATGTTTATGATAGGCCGTTTCTTTATGATGAAGTTGACTACACCAATAGTTTAATAAGCACGCCTACTGGAGTATCAAAAGGACAGATGAAACCTTGGTTTGTCTATAAGCGTGTGAAGGCTCGGCGGATATGGGGGGACCTCATGCGAGGGACCTATAAATACTCAGAGCCTGGGGTGTTATTCATCGACAGAATCAACGATCGCAATAACCTATCCTATTGTGAGGATATTAGTGCGACGAATCCATGTGGCGAACAGCCTTTACCGCCGTACGGCGCTTGTTGTTTGGCATCATGCAACCTTGCGTTCATGGTCGATAATCCGTTTACACCAAGTGCTACTTTTCGGTGGGACATACTGGAAAGAACTGTTAAAACAGGCGTACGGTTCCTTGACAACGTACTGGATATCACCCAATACCCACTAGAGGAGCAGCGCAACGAGTCTATGCAGAAACGGCGCATCGGACTGGGCCCCACAGGGTTTGCTGATGCATTGATCCAGCTTGGGATAACCTACGGTTCTGACGAATCTACACGCCTGGAAAAAAAGATAGGTACTTTATTTAAGCACTCATCTTACGCCGCGTCTGTTGATCTAGCGAAGATACGCGGACCATTTCCATTGTTTGACGCTGATAAGTTCTGCAGTGGGTTCAACATCCAAGATCTTCCTAAGGACTTGGTGCATGATATTAATCAATACGGAATCCGCAATGGAGTACTAAATACTATTGCGCCGAATGGAACTATCTCAATATACGTGGGTAACATATCATCGGGTCATGAGCCTGTATTCTCGTTTAATAAAACACATCGAAAGGTCCTCAATCCAGATGGATCAGCTACTGAGTTCGTAGCAACGCCTTATAGTTATGCCTTGTATGAGGCAATGTACGGCAAGAAGGAGCGTAATCAGCTGCCAGAGTACTTCGTAGGTGCAATGGACATATCAATCGAGGATCACCTTAAAGTACACGCAACATGGCAACAATACATTGACTCCAGTATTTCTAAGACGATTAACGTGCCGACTGATACATCTTATAGTGCTTTTGAGTCAGTGTACTTTGCAGCTTACACACTCGGATGCAAAGGGTGCACAACTTATAGATATGATCCAACATCCGGGCGAGGATCAGTTCTATCTGAGGAACCAAAACAGCCGGAGAGTGAGCCAAAAGCAGGTACCAATCCTGGGGCTTACATGGGAGTAGGCGCTGATGAAATCGCAGCTGATAATGCACGAACTGCTGTCCCTGTATCTACTTCTTTAAGTGTACCTCCTATGATGCCAGCGCAGCGAGTAGTGGAGGCCCGGAGATACAGGCTAAAATGGCCACAAACCGGCGAGAACTGGTACATCGCCATTAGCCGATGCGGCAACACGCCTTTTGAAGTATTCATCACTAGCAGCAATGCTCAGGCAAGTGAGTGGATACAAGCGATGTCACGATTACTGACAGCTGTATTGCGTCGCGGCGGTGATGTGATTTTCTTGATCAACGAGTTGACTTCAGTACATTCTGCTATGAGTGGTGCTTTCATCCCTGAACAGCATAAATATCGCCCATCTATCGTCGCAGCGATCGGCGGCGTGCTGGAGGAGGAGTTCCGCACCTTGGGGCTTATGGATAAAACCGCCAACGCGCGGCCCGAGCAACCACAGCAAGCGCGCGTAATGGCATCCCCTGTGCATCATGGCGGCGGACCGTCCACAGAATGCTGCCCAGAATGCGGCGGCGCTTTTTTAGTGCATGAGCAGGGATGTATTCGCTGTTTGGCGTGTGACTATAATAAGTGCGGATAGTTAAGAGGGTGTGATGGGTAATCGTACTTACGACGCAGTTGTCAGCAGCGCGGTAATAACACGACTTGATGACCTAGATAGGGAAATGGAGTGCATCGATATGTTGCCTCCATTACTTAGGCGTGCGATCCATGACAACAACATCAAAATGTCAGCCGTCAGTATATTGCAATACATACTGATGACTCCTGAGTTCCTGGTTCAGGAAATACGCAAGCTAGAAGCTGCTGAGATAATCATGTTTGGCAGAGAGGTAACGGCCGTTTATAAGTACCCATACGCACATACTGCAGCGCAAGCTACTATCATGCGGTACGGCGATCCAATTCCTAAAGCTAGAAACCGCAACAAAACTAAAGGATATAAGATACCATGAGAACAGGAGGTGCTAAGCAGAAAGGCAACACATTCGAGAGATTGACCGCGAAGCAGCTATCATTATGGCTTACTACCGGAGAACGGTCTGATCTGTTCAATCGTAATGTACTAAGTGGAGGCGCGTTTACTAACGCGTCCCGCAAAGGTAGTAAGCTAAATATGCCAGGTGATCTGATTGCAGGACATCCTCTGGCGTTCGATTTTCTTGCTCTGATTAGTATTGAATGCAAGCACCGTCATAATATAGACCTGTTGCATTATGTAATCAATGATAGCGCCACCAGCTTCTTAAGCAGGACCATTGCGCAAGCACGGGATCAGGCGCGTTCGGTGGGGCTGGAGTATATGGTAGTAGCAAAGGAGAACCGCCGGCCTACTATCATACTGACTAGCCCGATGGTTGGGAATGCGGCTAGTATAGCTAGTGCATCAACCCGTAAAGGCCAAGTACTGTTATATCATACACTGCATGGCGGGACTGTCGTAATGATGAGGCTTGATCAGTTTATAAAACAGGTCAGACCTAGTAAGTTTGTTGATGTTCTGACCAGAAGTAGGAGAGCGGCTTGATTATCACTGGTGACTGGCACTTAGACGACTCGTCCGCGAACACCTATCGCTGGGAAATATTCGATGTACTGTCGGATCGCTATTACCACAGTATGCCGATCGCTATCCTTGGTGATATGGTAGATCGTAAGGATCGCCACAGTGCTAGCTTTGTGAACCAGGTTGTGCGGGAGCTGATTAAACTAATCAAGCGGAACCAGTGCGAAATCACGATCCTTCGCGGCAACCACGATACTGCAATCAATGGCCCATCGTACTTCGAGTTCTTAAGTGCGATCGATGGTATCCACTACATAAGTAATCCGTACGCAGACGGAGACATGCTGTGGCTACCGTCATCGATTGATCCTAAGAAGGACTGGGCCGGGATTCCGTTTCGTAACTACCGATGCATTATGATGCATCAAACCGTACGTGGGTCAGACTTTGGTAATGGCATCTTTGCTAATAGTGACAATATGCCGCCGATACCTCGTGGTATCAGGATATACAGCGGTGATGTGCACGTACCTCAGGCAATAGGTGATGTTACTTATGTAGGAGCGCCTCACCCGGTAAAGTTTGGTGATACTCACGCATGTCAACTGCTGGAGGTCGATCTTAGTACCTACAAAATAAGCCGATCCATAAAACTTAGACCAATACAAAAGGCGATCCTGGAGGTAGATAACCTGGAACAGCTTAAGCATATCAAAAGCCTAAGGCCAGGTGATCAGGTACGGGTTAGATTTACAATAGATCGTGCTAGGATCAACGAGTGGCCAATCAACCAGGCCGACGTACGAGCATGGGCAGCAGATCGAGGAATTGTGCTGGCGTCCGTTGAGCCGGTAGTGCCGATACCCCAGTCGGATAATGATGCTGTCCCATCGCTGGAGGCAGACCCGGATGTTGTGCTGGACGCATTCGCCAAAGCAGAAGGGATAGACGAACAGCTTATTAAGGTTGGTAAAAGTTTGATGCATCGTGATGCTACCAATAAAGCTGCTGCGACGTCAGCGATCCATATTTACATTGATCAAATCGAGTTGCGATGCTTCAAAAGCTTCATAACTCCTACTGTGATTAATCTGTCGCAAAACAGTGGATTGAAGTATATCGGCGGTATTAATGAAGTTGAGCCATCACTAGGTGCAAACGGCGCCGGCAAGACTTCAATATTCGATGCGATATTTTGGTGCTTCTATGGATGCTCCATTCACGGCGCTCGTACATCCCGGCTGGTATCAGTTGGGTATGACAAGGCCGAGGTACTGGTTAGGATACGAATCAACGATACTCCTTTCGAGTTATTTAGGTCAGGACCGCCTGAGCGTATTGCAATCGATGGTGAGCTAGTTGATCAGACAGCGATTGATAAGCTGTTACAAACAACTAAGGCTCAAGCTCTACAATCACTGATATTTGGGCAAGGCGTACCTACTTTCTTCGACATGGGCGTACCTGATCGTGGGTTGTTGTTCGATGATGTACTTAACTTAGGCTTATGGATCAAGTCGTCCGATAGAGCCGGCAAGATAGTCCAATCGATAAACCGTGATCTGGTCGAGGCCAAGAACGATCTGGCTTATGCTAAAGGCATCCTAGATGGACTAGCCGACGAGCAATCGTTATTAGATGCAGAAACCGCATGGAGTAATCATAACACAACAATAGTAGACCAGCTAATAAACGAACTGGATATCACAGAGCAGGTAACGCTAAAAAACGCCCGTGACGTCGAGGTCAGCAAAAAAGCTTTAAGTCGTATGCCAAACAGTGATATTCTGTTTCAGGCGGTTGTTGATGTATATCAACAGATTGCTGAGTGCAATGCGACAGCAAATAGCCTCAGTAATCAACTTATTGAGGCCCGTCGATCGCATGAGTTCTACAAGACGAACAAAATATGTCCAGTGTGCCGACAAAAGATCAGCGGGCACTTCGCTGATAGCTGCTTAAATGATCTATCATCTAAGATGAATGACACAAAGCAGCTGATCACAGAAGCTGATCAGAAAGGCCAGGAGCTTAGAGTATCCGCGGAGACGGTAATAAACCGCCGTGATGCGGCAAAAACAAAAGCAGCTCAATATCAGCATGACATCGCAACTCTGGAAGCCACGATATCAGCTAACCAGAAAGCAATGGACCGGATTGAGCAAGCAATCCAAAATGCTATGAACACTACTAACCCATACACTAAACAATTGCATGATCTACGTAATTATAAGCGTAAAGCAGCTAGTGACGTAAATAAAGCCAAAAAGCAAGAAGCTGTAATCAGCGGGCAATTGATTCACGCTGAATGGTGGAAAACAGCTTTCAAGCGCGTAAGGCTGTTCCAGCTTAGACGAGTGCTGGACAGTCTTGAAATGGGAACTGCCCACATCGCAGAACAGCTAGGGCTTTCTGGGTGGGGCATCCGATTTACAACAGAGGTAGAAACCAAATCCGGAGGCCTAAGTAACCGACCTGGAGTATATATCAATGTTACATCGCCCGGCGAGGAAGTCGCTCGTGAGTGGAGCCCTGGCGAGTTGCAACGGGTCCGGCTAGCAGTTGCTATCGGGTTTGCTGCCTTGATTCAGCATACTTCCGGCACTCTATGGAATATGATCGCTTTCGACGAACCAACGCATTGGTTAAGTCAGGAGGGCATAGACGCGCTGTTGGAATACCTACAGGTTCGTGCTAATACCACGCAACAGTCCATCTGGTTGATCGACCACCGCTCGCTTAATTCCAGCAGTTTTGCGGAAGTATGGCGAGTTACTAAGAGCGCCGAAGGGTCTAGGTTAGAGTTGCTTAGTAAGAGTGGATAATCGCCCGGTATATAATATATTGGGACCATCCAAAGGAGTTTATGTCATGGGGTGTGCTGCACAAACTTGCAGAAGGCGTCGTATCCAAATGCGCAATGATAAGCGATACAGTGCGCCGCGTAAGGACGCACAAGCGTCTGCGCGGAAATACGCAGCGAAACTTGCCGCTGCACTGGAACGGGCTCAGAAGCGAAAGAAGCCATCATCGCGATAGTGGGACCGTAATGTTGACCTATACAACTATCTAGCCGACCTCGCGTCTCAAGGCGAAGAAGTTGATATAAATGACCTTATCAATTTCTTCGCTTATGAGATTAACTCATTCGGAGAACTTGGATGAACACTGATGAAATCCCAGTCAATCCTCCTAGCGACTGGCAGCCGATCACCGATAAAGGTGATCTTGCAACGCTTGGAAAGACTGTTGAGGAATTATGCGAGGGAATAGAGGCGTTTGCTCGGTGTGCATCTATTACCGCGCGCTGTATTATTCAAGGCATCGATGAAGCTGAGCCTGTCACCGGAAAAATTAACCGGATCGCCATGGAGAATGAAATAGCCGATGTAGAAGCGATGATTGAGCACATTAAACAGCGGTTTGCGCTTGATCGCGTCCATATCACAGACCGCCGTAATAAGAAGTTCGCGTACAAGGCGTCTTGGTTCAAGGGGCTGGACAATGCTCAGTAAAAACTTGATCATATACAACAAGAACTTATAAATGTCTGATCAACTGCCAGGTGCACTTGAGGAAAATGTCCTCACTGCGCTGATCTGGCGTGATGACATAGCACACGCAGTCATGCTGGAGGTAGAGCCTGAGCTTTTCTCAACCCCAGAATACAAGCGTATCGCAGCACTTGCGATAGACCACATAGAACGATTTGGTGGCCCTCCCGGCATCCACATTTATGATAAATTGGAGGACCTGCTTCGTCGCAGCAGTTCAGAAGCGAAAATCACTAAGCGCACACTGGATCAAACCGAGAAGCTACGGCATGATCTAAAGCCTGACTTCGTAATTGATTCGCTACATCAGTTTATTGATATCCGCCGGATGATGAATAGCATAGAAGCTGCAACCGACGCTCTTGATAAAGGCAATCTTGATGTAGCTCGGCAGCTACTATATACTCACCCAGTAATGCAGGCTAATACTCCTAGTATCTGGCTGCATGACCCAGAGCAATCATTAGCTTTTCTAAACCACAGCGCATCCGAATTTTTCTCCTCTGGTATCGAGGCACTGGATAACTTAGGGATACGTCCAGATCGAGGTGAGTTGCTTTTATTCATTGCTCCTAAGGGGATGGGCAAGTCTTGGTTCCTAGTAAATATCGGTAAGCATGGAATAAAGCACGGCAAGAATGTGGTACACATCACATGTGAAATGTCGGCACAAAAAACAGCGCTGCGCTACATTATGGCCGTATTTGCTATGACATCAGATGAAACTAGGACCTTACAGATAAGGCGGTTCAACAAAGATCGCCACGGGCGAATGACCAGCGAGAATGGAATCTATTTCAGCGAGGTAGTACGACAGGCTGCGGTTGAAGCAAACCGCGCTGATCTGGTTCGTAAGGTAAAAACACTCGGACGTCGTGGGCGTTTGCTGATTAAGGAGTTCCCGAGCGCTACTCTGACTGTTGGAGGGCTTCAGGCTTATTTACAGAGCATAGAACATACTGATAAATTCGTACCTGATATCATCATATTGGATTACATCAACGAGATGGAGATCAACCCTGGAAAAGGCGAACTTAGGTTTGCATTAAGTCGTACTATCCGCCAACTTCGCGGGCTGGCTAAAACACGCAATGCAGCTTTTGTAACCGCAACACAGGGAACCAGAAAATCCGCTGAGGCAACAACAGTTACTGCAACCATGGTCGCCGAAGATTGGGGAATGGTAACTGCAGCAGATATTGTACTGACGTTAAGCAGAACTACGCAGGAAACTGCTATGGGACTGGCGCGAGTGATGGTAGCATACGCTCGTGATAAGGCCGATAAGTTCATTGCTATGATCAGTCAAAGCTACAAATCTGGACAGTTCTGCATAGACTCAGTTATCATGTCGCAGGCGGCGCAGGCGGAACTTGAAAAGCTAACTGGACAAGGAGATAGCGAAGATGACGACTGATCCGGCAAATGACAATCCTGATAAAGTACCAAACGCGATCACATTAAATGATCTTGCGGCTGCTTCAGGAATAGACGCCGATACGCTACTCAGACGTACTGCTATAATTTTGAATAAGAGAATGATACAAAAAGCCGCATGTAGATCGATAGGCAATAAGCAATGTGCGTCTATTTGCCTATCGAACTTTCCCACATATGAATTAGGAGAATGTCCATATATTAGTGACGTGTGGACCGACGAAGCCATTGATCATGAAAAAGCAAGACGACCTGATGGCCCGTTAAAACAGGCTGATCAGTAGAGGCCGCATCAATGCCAATATCATCCGAAACTATTGCTAGGTATCTTGATCAAAAGCCGGTAGTACCGCCGATCAAAGGAGCTGACACTGATCGGTTGTTACGTTACATCTACAACTCAACAGGAGTAGAGTTCACACCAACAGGTAAGACCACACTTCGTAAGCATCAGCTTGATGGAATGGTATTTGCGTTGTGGGCTAAACGCGCTTTACTGATATATGATATGCAGATCGGGAAAACCGCAACATCATTAAACTGGGCAGAGCACCTCAGAAGATCAGGCGCATGGAAAGGTCGTGGACTGGTGATCACACATGCGCCGGTAGGGCTTGATGTCTGGCGTACTGAAGTTGCTAAGCATAGTAATCTGACAATCAGTTGTGTACGTAGTAGCGAGGTCGAGTTAATGGAGGCACTTGAAAGTGATTCCGACCTTATCGCTATTCCGTGGACTGGACTGCAATCGTTATTCTCGATCAAGCAGCAAAATCGAAAAGGGCGCAATCAACTATACCCAGATAGTAAGATATTATCTATCATATCAGGCGAGTTTTCACTTTGTATTATAGACGAGATACATCGAGCTAAGAATCACAGAGCGTTGTGGTTTAATATAGCATCGCAACTGGTACGTCATTGTCAGTTTAGACTAGGACTAACCGGAACGCCTATCGGACGTAATCCTATGGCTATATGGTCACAAGCGTTTCTACTGGACGAAGGCCGATCTCTAGGTGCTAACTACTACTTCTTTGAGCAGGCTTTCGGGGTAAAAAAGCGCAACTGGTTTTCCCCTATGAAGACTACTATGCGAAACGAAAAAACTGGTAAGGATGAGGTAGTCAGCTTTAGTTGGGAGTTTGACAAAACCAAGACAGCTATACTGCACGACAAAATATCTAGGTTGGCTATAACTTATACTAGAGGAGAAGTTGCTCCTAGTGACATTGTGCCAAATGTAGTAAAGCTGAAAATGCTTAAACTTCAGCAAGACGCTTATGATGATATGGTCGCACAAGTGATCAAAGAACATCACGAGCATGGATCACCTCAGGCTCAGCTTAACAACTTCATACGGCTACGGCAGATTGCGTCTGGATTCTTGCCATATGTTAATGACGACAAGATAACTAATGTCGAGTTCCCTGGGTCGATCAAGCTGGCGTGGCTGATTGAGCTATTGAGTGATCTAAACGCAAAGTGTGTAGTATTCCATGAGTTTTTGTACTCAGGCGGAATGATCTGCCGTGCATTGAAGTCAGCTAAGATTAAACATGGCTGGATACACGGCGACGTTAAGGATAAGAGCAAGATTATTAGCGACTTCAAGTCCGGTAAGATACAGGTGATAGTCGCCACTACTGCTACAGGTGGAATGTCAATCAATCTTAGCGAGGCGGATTATCTTATCTTCTATGAGAGCCCAACTTCTCCTATCATACGTCAACAGGCCGAAGCACGTCCTATGGCTGACCGTGGTAATCGTCCTATACTAATCGAGGACCTAGTTTGTTCTAGTATTGAGTACCGCATTCTTAGCTTTATCCGCGAAGGCAAGCATGCTCTTAGAGAGCTGCGGCGCGATCCTACTAAGCTGCGGCTGGAATAGCTTAATAAAAGGCCATGGGTATATATCAAGATGTCAGTCTATTGATGATAAAAGCTATCCTATCCCCCCTAGGACCGGCTGAATCGCTAAACTGACGGCCCGTCCGGGGGCTGCTCCCTCCTCCGGACGGGCGACTTCTTTATAGACCGGGATCGCCCCATGGCCACAGAGATCGCCCATATAGCCGGGCTGGGATGGCCCCATGGCCGGCTGGCCAGAGATCGCCCATATAGCCGGGCTGGGATGGCCCCATGGCCCCCATGGCCGGCTGGGATGGCCCCATGGCCCCCATGGCCGGCTGGGATGGCCCCATGGCCCCCATGGCCGGCTGGGATGGCCCCATGGCCCCCATGGCCGGCTGGCCAGAGATCG